CTTTTTCCATGCACAATGAGCAAATAATAGTTTTTTTATTTTTTTTTATAGTGCCAAACCCTTTACAGGCTGAGCATTCATAAATTGATTTTATAATATTTTTCCATTGTATTTTTTCATCGTAAGAGAGGGAAATGTTCCTACATCCTATGAGGATGAATGCAGCAAAGTAAAAACAATAATAAAACCGGAGCGCTAGAAAATTAAAAAAAACTTATTATTTACATATATTATTTTATTATATATTATGTTTAATATTACTTACTTTTAATTTGGACTATTAACAATGAAAACACAACAATCACCGCTAAGGCTGCGAGCGCTTATTGACGATGGACACAAAGAATACCGAGAGTATACCGTCATTGGCGTTGTTGCTAATGAGATATTAAGGCTGAAAAAAGGGCAAAGCGTAGCCGTTGAGTCAGTGACAGATGGTCACGGTCTTTATGTAGACGCGGTAAACTTGCGTCAAGCTATCGGTAAAATTGGTGATAGATTTGACCGCAAATTTATCACAAAGGTTATTGATAAAAACATGGTAATCACTGCCGCAAAATAAGATAAGCTTATGAATCAATACGATTATATAGACGCTGGGCTGCGTGTATTCAGTCTTTACGCCATAAAAAAAGACGGGACATGTGGCTGTGACAAAAAAGACTGCGACGCCGTAGGCAAGCACCCAAGGGCGAGCAATTGGCAGCATACACCAGAATGGTCGAACGAACAGTTAGACGTTATGGAGCAAACAGGCCAATTTAAAACAGGTTTTGGAGTGCTTGCTAAGGGGTTGCTAGTTGTTGACATTGACCCTAGAAATGGCGGCGACGAAGCATACGATAAGCTTGGCATAGATTTAGAATCACAAAGTGGTTTTGTGGTTAATACTGGCGGAGGTGGCAGGCATATCTATTTTAAAGCACCTGCGGATACCGCGCTTTTAACGCATCTCAATGATTACAAAGGTATTGATTTCAAGAGTAGCGGCTATGTTGTTGGGTGCGGCTCAATGCATGCCAGCGGCTCTAGTTATGAAGCAAAAAGCGGGCATCCTTGTGACATTGGCGAAGCACCTCAAAAGCTTATTGATTTATTGATTAGGAAAAATACATACCGCACCTATGATGGTAGCACTCAAATTGATGTTTCGCGTGAAAATATTGTTGATATGCTTTGTTACCACAAAGGATATGACGATTATGAACAGTGGATACAGTGCGGCATGGCTATTCATCATGCTACAAGTGGTGACGGGTTTGACCTTTGGGACAAGTGGAGCCAAGAAAGTGAAAAATACAATCCGCACAACATGGATAGAAAATGGCATTCTTTCGGGAAGTCTGCAAACCCTGTAACAATCGCAACGCTAAAACACTACGCGCAGCAAGGCGGCTATGTGGAGCCTGTCACTTTTGATATTGAGAACGATGCGGAAAGCTTGCCGCCTAGCTATGAAAAGCCCGCTTTTGATCTTCTTAGGCCGCCTAGTTTTGTCGGTGAGCTGACAGAGTACATTAACAGTCAATGCCGATACCCGCGCGAACGCCTAGCCGTTGCTGCTTCGTTATCAGCAATGGGAAATATTGGCGGTTTAATTTATGAGGATCAGGCTTATGGCGTTACAAGTAACCAGTTTATTTTTTGTGTAGCTGGTTCGGCAACGGGCAAAGAGGCCGTACAGCAAGCGCAAAACGATATACATAGGGCAGCAGGTTTAGCGCCAGCGGTTCACGGTGTGATTAAGTCAGAACAAGAAATAATAAGGAATCTTGTTAATCATCAATCGGCATTATACACCATTGACGAAATGGGGCTGGTGTTGCAGAAAATACAAAACGCTAGAAAACGTGGGGGCGCTGCATATCTTGAGGGCGTAATCGGCACGTTGATGAGCGCATACAGCAAGGCAGGCTCATTTATGCTGTTGTCTGGTGATGTGAGAGAAGATGTAAAAAAACAGTTTGCGAATGAGATAGCAAAGCTAAAACGCATACAAGAAACCGAGGGTGAAGATTTATCAGAAACAATACAAGCGATACAGGCGCAGATTCAAATGATAGATCAAGGTCTTGAACGGCCGTTTTTATCATTAATTGGTTTTACCACCCCAGTTACATTTAATGAATTGATGGATTATGAGCAATCCGCTAATGGTTTTTTCGGTCGGGCTTTGGTTATACAAGAAAAAGACACGAATCCAAAAGCGAAAAAAATGTTTAAAGCTCCTGAAATGTCGGTTTCAATGAAAATGCGGATTGCAGCAATATGCAATGGGGGCGCTGTAGATTCCAATAAAAGAAGGATTGAGCATAGGGGCAAACGCATACCCATAAACACAACACAGGAAGCAATTGATAGGCTAGAAAGCATACAGGATGAATTGCATAATTATGCTGAAATTGCAAAATCTATGGCGCTTGAGGCGATTCCGCGCCGTAGCTTTGAATTAATTTTAAAAGTCAGTTTATGCCTAGCTATTGCTGATCGAGTTATTGCTGATCGAGTTAGAACGCTTGAGCATGTCGAATGGGCGTACTCGCTGATCATGTCAGATTTAGAGGGCAAAATGGCCTTAATATCTGCAAACATAGCGCAAGAGGATAAGCGATCTGGAGATGAGTTGATCCATAGAATTTTATCAATACTTGATAAAGAGACACACCACACAACGGGCGTTTTGCATAATCGCTGTAAGCGTTTTAAAAAATCTGATGTTGATCAGGCGTGCGATATTTTGATAAAACAAAATAAAATAAGAGCGGAAACCGTTAACAGCAAGCGAGGGAAAACACAAAGACTGTATTTAGTTTAAAAAATAGTTATTTTTTTACTTTACATATATAAAATTAATCTATATATTAATCCATGAGAGTAGAGAAACAAAACAGGAGAAAATACTATCTCAAATTGAAACCCCCAAAAACCGCCCTGTTATTATCACCGTCCTTGGTGATGCTGGCGTTGGTAAAACTAGCATGGCTTGCACGTTTCCTAGCCCTATAGTGATTAGAGCTGAGGATGGCTTGCAAGCGATACCTCAAGACAAACGCCCTAAAGCTTTTCCTTTATTGTCTAAAGTGGATGATTTATGGCTACAGCTTGAGGCATTAATCAAAGAAAACCACGATTATAAAACCCTTGTTATTGATTCTGTAACAGCGTTGGAGCGGTTATTTATTAACCATGTAGTTGATAACGATAGTAAAAAACCGTTATCAATCAATCAGGCGCTAGGCGGTTATGGTGCTGGGTTATCAGCCGTTGCTGGTGCTGGGTTATCAGCCGTTGCCGCAATGCACCAGCGAGTTAGGAAAGCTTGTGGAATACTTAACGAGCGCAAAGGTATGCATATTGTATTTGTCGCACACGCCGACACGGAAGTCATTGAACTTCCCGACAGTGACCCTTACACGCGGTATAGTTTGCGTTTGGGTAAAAAATCACAAGCGCCATACGTTGATGATTCTGACCTAGTAGGATTTGTTAAATTACAAATGTTTACAAAAGGTGCAGAGGGCGAACGCAAAAAAGCCATATCAGACGGTACTCGCGTTATGATTTGCGAGGCAACTGCCGCGAGCGTTTCAAAAAACCGCTATGGTATAACCGATCCGCTTATTGTTGAGCAAGGCAAAAACCCGCTTGAGCATATTTTGAAATGATTTTCAAAGTGTTAATTATTTTAATTTTTTTAAACGGATGCGCTGCAAAAGTACAAACAGGTGTTATAAACGGTTGTGGCGCGTACATTATTAACGATCTCAACGAGATCATTTGCATAGAGAGTAGATTATTATGAGTTTTTTTCAAACGAGTGACGGTGAAAGTATTGAAAGCACAACAGAGTTTGAGGCTTCAACCAGCTTTGAGCCAATGCCAGAAGGTAGCGAACACGTAGCTATTATTGATGAGGCGCGTTGGGATGATTTCCAAGACGATGAGTTTATCAATTTACGGTGGGAAATTGTTGATAACGGCGAATACAATGGGCGCAGGCTTTTCCAAAAAATTCGCGTGAAAGACGATGACTGTAAAAAGCGCGACAAAGCATTAAGAATGCTTGCGGCCATTGACGCTAATTGTGGCGGTGGATTAATGAAGCTAGGGACAGAGCCAGCAGATTATGACCTTGCGACCAATTTAACAAACAAGCCCATGC